CTATTGACTTGACAAAGGTTAAAGTCGATATTCCAAAGGAACATAATAAGACAATACCTTTGTTTGATGATGTTGGTGTTATTATGCGTTATCCATCTCTTGATATTTTAAGCAAGATGGAAAAGCTTGAAACGACTGACATTGACACAGTGTTCGATATTGTTTGTTCTTGTATAGATGCAGTTTATAATTCAGATGAAATGTTCTATGCAAAAGATCAGAAACCTGATGAAGTTCGTGAGTTTGTAAATAATCTTACACAGGAACAATTCGTTAAAGTACAAAAATTCTTTGACACTATGCCAAAGCTTGAGGAAAGAGTAAAATACACTTGTCCAGTATGTAGTAAGAATCACGAAAAATACATACGAGGACTTGACTCTTTTTTCTAATATGCTTATATCATGAGAGTCTGCATAACTTCTATAAAATGAATTTTGCTCTTATGCAGTACCATAAGTATAGTCTAAAGGAAATTGAGGAAATGCTTCCTTTTGAACGTGAAATCTACGTGGCCATGCTTATAAATTATTTGGAAGAAGAAAAACAACGATTAGAATCTAAAAGAGCAGGATAATGCCAAAAAGAAAATCTAGACCCGCACCAGTTAATGTAAGTGTTAATACCTCTACTGTTGTCAATTCAACTGACAACACTGGTGAGTTTCGTGCATTAATAGAATTACAGAAACTGTCAAATGAGAATTTGGCTGCTATGCGTGATTCACTTGCGCAATCTCTTGCTGCGCAATCAGAAGCTCTTTCAACTCAACGAATTCAAGCATTAGAAGAAGTTGTTCTTGCTAAAGAAGCAGGAAAACAAGAAAAAGAAACAGAGGCTGTCAGAGAAACTCTTGAAGAATCTCTACAAATACAAAGACAACTTCTAAAGGCTCAGACTGAAGCAGCCCTTGCAGTTTCTTCTACTATTAAAACGTTTAGAAGTTTTGGCGAAGGATTCCAAGAATTCAAAGCTAACATGCGTCAGAACTTTAGTACAGTAAGCCGCGCTCTACTATCTAGTAGAATCGTAAAGTCCGGTAGTATGATGGATAGACTAGTTGGCGTTAGCAAGCGCGCTGCACGCGATGATTTCGTTGATCGTCAACGCATGTTAGGATCTACGAAATCTAAGAAAGAACTTCAATCTGATTATAAAGAAGCTGCACGAGTTTCTAAAGATATTAAGAAGACTGATACTGACATCGAAGTATTTAAACGTAAGACTGGTTTAAATGAAGAACAGATGGCGAACACTGAAGCTGGTAAAGCTTTACTTGATCGTCGATCAGATCTTGGAAATCAATATGCTAAGAGTGACCTCTCTGCACAAGTGGCAAAGGATTCTATTAAAGATACTCGTGGTCAAACAGTATCAGAAGAAGATCAGCAGGAAGCTATTAAACGTCAAGAACAACAGACAGACGTATTAAAAGAGATTGCAGAGAACACTAAGAATAATACTCAAGCTGTAAAGCCTACTGCTAAAGAAAGTGAAGGCCAAGGCGGTGGAATGTTTGCTGCTCTTGCCGGTGGAGTTGGATTACTTGGAACTGCGTTTGCAAAACTAGGCAAGGGCTTAGGTTCTGGTCTTCAAGGTTTACTTTCTGGTATAGCTAAAGGATTTGCATACTTCTTCAACCCAGCAACTTTAGTTGGAATGGGTGCATTTACACTTGCAGCAATCGGACTTGGTAAAGCACTTGAAATGGCAGCACCTGCAATTGAAGCTTTTGCACCGGTTCTTATCAAGATTGCCGATGTAATTCAGAATGTATTTGTTGAAGGTATCAAAGCAATTCCTGAGATCATTGAAAAAGTTGGTGACGTTATTATGGGCGTCATTAAGACAATCTCTGATGGTATTGTTGAGATCATCGATCAAGTTACTACAAGTATCGAAAGATTATCGCAGGTTGATGGAGCTGCACTTCTTCAAGTTGGTGCAGGTTTACTTGCAGTAAGTGGAGGTATGGCTGCATTTGCTGCTGCAAACGTCGTATCAGGTGTAAGCAATCTTGCAACAGGTTTATTGTCTAAGTTAAGTGGTCAGAAGAGTCCTGTTGAACAACTCGAACAGATCGCTAAACTTGGCCCAGGACTAGAACAAGCAGGCATAGGTATCGAGAAACTAAGCTCTGGATTGAAAGGATTTAGTTCTGTAGATGGTACCACTGTTTCGAACATGTCTAATCAAGTGAATACAATGAAAGAGAAAGCTGGTGCTGCTACTTCTGCAGGTGTTGTTGCACCTTCAATTACAAATAACATGAAACAGACACAGGTTGCAAAAGTAGAGGCACCTGTACGAAGCAGTGACTCTTCACTAGATCGTTACTTCTCAGCTCGCGCTGTCTACTGATCGTCCATCCCACACAACTTCTCGGGTATCATTTCGTATGATTTGATACCTGAAGATGTCTAATCCCCAAACGTCGCATGTACGTTTTATTTGTTCTATACCAAGCGATAGAACTTTAAATTCTCCAGACTTAGCACCATCTCTAAGCACTGTATAGAATATAGTCTTTCCGTCTTCTTGCATATTCTCTCCAAACAAAAAGGAGGACCGAAGTCCTCCTATATCTATCCGTACCTACGCGGATATCATCACTCTTCCATAGCAATCTTCTTGAAGAAGCTCATTGCTTCATCATCACTGTCGTCTGACGATGCAACGCTTACTTTAGTCTTTGGAGCAGTAGCCTTTACTTGACGTACTGGCTCGTCTTCATCTTCTGATAGAGATGCAGCATTTGCAGTTGGACCAGAATCACCAGCCAAAACAGTTGCCAACTTACGTGAAAGTTCTTCATAAGTTTTGAAGTTTTTGCGATCTACGAATTCTGCAAGTTTGTATTGCGAATTCACAATTTCCAAAATTGCTTCTTCATCATCAGCGATTGCGCTTGGCTCTTGGAAAGCAGATTGATCGTAGTTAGGATAACCATCAACCTTACGCATACGGAGTTTGAAATCCGCACCAGCCCAGAGATCGAACACGTTTACAGGTGTTTCATCTTCAAAGGTAGGACGTGCTTTGTCCATAATCTTATCAAAGATTTTCTTGCCGAACTTGAAGAGTTTAACCTTACCTTCATTTTCTGGGTGTTTAGGATCAGAAACGATAAGAACGTTTGCAACATAAGAAAGCTTGCGCTTTTGCTTACGTGCAGTTTCCTTATCAGCATCATTGCCTGTATTCCAGAGACGAGAGTTTAGTTCACCAACAGGATCGTTTTCGCCGATTGTAGTGAGAGAGTTTTCGATATACCACTTCCCAGTAGGACCTTGGAAGCCGTGCGAGAAGATTTTAACCCAAGGTAGTTCATCACCTTCTGCAGTTGGTAGGAATCGAATAGTTGCCGTACCATTACCTGCTTTGTCAGCTTCTAGCTTCCAAAAGCGATCGTCTTGGTAGGATTTGGTTTCAGATTGCGGATTAGCAATCTTTTCGAATTCGGAAGAGATCTTGCCGAAGTCTTGGTTGCGCATTTTACGTAGTGTATTAATATCCATTTTATTTTCCTTTGCGTTGTGTTTGCGTTGTATAAGCGTCGTATTCGTCGTTGAAATCTTCGTACTCGTCGTACTCATCTTCCTCCGACCAATTATTTATAACGCGCATACCCTTACCGGGAACATTTTTAGAGTGTTTTGCACCTTTTGACAATCTGCGACGATCGTCTTCTTCATCACGAAACTTACTGATAGTACGGCCCATTTTAATTCTCTGAAAATTCTTCCTTAAAGTTTAGGTATATTGATTGTAACTTATCTTTGTCATACTTTACAAATTTTTTTATCTTATTCAATATTCTGAGTTGATCTCCCCAAAGCATCACCAATGGTTCCCACTTTGGCAAGAAGTTTTCAACATCGTCTATAATCACCATTGTTTCAAGGTGTATGTAACCACCTACGTATAACTTTAAAAGTTCTGGTATGTTATCGTTTGATTGAAAACAAGTCTTCATATTTCTTGTTGTCAGTTTCTAAATATGTTCTAATATATTCAAGCTGTTGTTTGAATATGTATGTTCGAGCTTCTTTACGTTTTATCCAAATATCATAGTGTTCGTCAGATTCACTTGAATATATTACGTTTTTGTTGCCATAACCA